CGCGTCCAGATAGTGGGATGACCGCTTCAGGGCCGCGCTCGCCGATCATTGCAAGCGTTGGCCCTGTCACGATTCCGCCGTCCGCGAGCATAGGGATCTCGGGAACCTCGAAGCCTTTACCGCCGATCACTGGCACCCACGAAGGGATATTGAAGGCAAGTTTGCCGACCGTACCGTTCCAGAGTTTTGCGATGCCGTTAAAAAGTGTCTTAAATGCGGTGTAGAGCCCTGTGAAGTAGGTGGTCAATCCGTCAAAGACTGCTTTACCACCCTTGACAAGTGCGTCAAACACAATGTCTACAACTTTTCTGAATCCCTCAAACTTGTCATAAGCAATTTTTAGCGCGGCGACTAGTAAGCCAACTCCGATTGCGATGAGCGCGAATGGGTTGAGAGCCATAGCGATATTGGTGAGGACGATTGCTGCTGCTATTCCTGCGATAGCGGCTGCAATGATTGTGAAGGTTTCAGGGTTTTTTTGTGCCCAGTCGGCGAACGCTTGTAGATATGGCAGGACTGCTTCGATGACTGGCAAGAGTGCTGCACCGATTGATTCTTGGGTTTCTCCTATTGAGTTTTTTAGGATAGCCATTTGACCTGCGGCGGTTTCTGCGTTTTTGCTTACTGCTCCGCCAAAGGTTTCACCCATGACTGCCATAATTTCATCCAAAGATTTTCCGTCATCAACCATTGTTTTAATCTCTGGAGAAAGAGTTTTGAGTGCCTTAAAGTTACCTTCGTAAGCCTTGGCTAGAGCGTCTGCAACTGTTGCCGAATCGGTATGCAGACCGACCGCCGTGTCCATGATGAGGTTCATGTCATCCATAGACTTTCCTGCGTCTTTGCTTTGGATCGTTAGAATCTCAAGTGCTTTGCGATAGTCGGTGTCTGCAATTCCAGACGCTCGACTCATTACGGAGATCTCATCTTCAATTGATTTGACAAGTTCGTCTGATGCACCCGATGTATTTTTAAGAATTAATGCGAGATCTGATTGTTCTTTTTGGTCGTCTATTGCTGCGGCAGTTGCTAGACCTAAAGCTGCTCCGATTCCTGCTATTGCGGCGGCGGCTGGTTTTGCTGCTTTTTTAATTGCAAACGACGCTTTAGCCGACGCGCCCTCAAGCGACTGGAACTCTTTGATCGCTTTTTGTGTGCCTTTGGTATCAAACTCGGAGATTATAGGAATGTTGATTGAAGCCATTACATGACCACATTTCGATCAACTTTGTCCATAACAGTCTCCACGATTCGCCGCATCTCTGACTCGACTGTGCCTTGGTTCTTTTCCATTGCTCTCCACATTACTCTTGATCGCATGCCGTAGCGCGCCGAGAGTGCACGACCAAGCTTTCCGTTCGCTGCCATGTCAAAGAGTGCGCCAGTAGAGCCCGAATAAACAATGTTAAAGACGCCGACATTGCGGATCTGTCCCCGAAACTCCGAGACCTTCTTTGTGTTGATCTTGGCGGAGATCTTTTGCTTGCGTCCAGCATCCCAAGGAAGCATCTTGAAGCCCGAAGGCGTAGTCCAGCTGCGACCCATACCAGATAGCGGCACCGTGTTAGGGATTAGTGCGAGCGCGTCATTGATGACAGGTTTTGCGACATTGCGGAAGTCTTTTGCAATTTCGTTACGAAGCCCAGGCTCAACGGAGTTGAGTTGCTTGATCGCATCTTTTAGACCGTAGACCTCGATCTTTGTGTTGAGTCCGTCAGCCATGTCACCTTTTCTTGTTTTGTTTTTCTAGCACTGCGACAATGGTACTTAGGTCTCGCGTGTCGAAGGTGTCAGCGTAGAAAGTGGGAGCCCACCCTGTCGCGACTACAAGTTCGGCGAGTTGTCGCCTGTAGCCGCGTCCGTAGGGTTTGGGTCTGTTGAGTCCTCTACGCCGATCTCGACATCTGGATTTTGTTTCAACCATTCGCGCCAAGTTGGGGGAAGTGTCTCGCCTTTGATGCCGAGCATGATGTACGCCCAGCAAGCCATATCGGATGCACCGATTCCGCGTCCGTCGGAGACTCGACGATTCTCTAAGCGTTCCCATTCAGAGATTGCAAAAAGGTTTGTAATTAGTAACTCTTTTTTGTCTCCGCGTGTGAGCGTGAGTTTGATCTTCATTTTGTTTCCTTTCGTCGGGCCAAGGAAGGCCGAAGATTATGGGTTTGTGGTGTCAGCCGAGTAGACGCCGCCCATGAAGGTCAGGTCTACGGACTGGAGTTCGCCGAGCGATGCAGAGATCACTGGCAACGACTCAAGATAAGTATTTGTCAGAGTGAAGCCGGGGTTTGTTGCTGAATCAACCGCCGTTGTCGGTTTGACAATGAGTGTTAATTTTGTGCCAACCAATGGTGAAAGTGTGGCGAAAGTGGCACTTGCTTCGTAGCTCAAGAACAAGGTCAGCGTGCATTCGTTATCTTCAAGACCTGCGGTAAAGGTGTTTGCAGTGTTTCCGAAGACCGTGTCGTTCAATGCGGTCACGGTGCGAGTCAAAGTTGCGCTTGTGCACCAGCCCGAGAGGTCGACGGTTGCGACGGTGACTTTCGGTTGGCTGAGGATTGTTGAAGTGGCCATGTAAGTTACTCCTTGGAAGTGTTGGATTTAGTTTGACACATAATGAGACCGAGAGTGTGGATTAGGCAGTCTGCACGACAGTCGAGACCGACAGCTCATAAGCAGGAAGCACCGAGCCACCGATATCTAGGTTTGTGGGGCGTCCAGAGACCACGCCGATATTGAGTGCATAGATCTGGGCGAGGATATTTAGCAGGCTCTTCTGGGCGTCTAGGTTGCCTGGGCCGAGCGTGATGATCTGCAAGGTGAAGTTAAGTTTTGCGACATTGTAGTTGTAGCCGTCTATGGAGTCGATATTGACAAAGACGGAAGGTGGAGAGATGTTCCGCGGATCGTTATTGACTTGTAGACCGCTCACCGTTGAGAGCTTTGCGACCAGATCGTCATAGCCTTCGTTGAATAGATCTGTGTAGTTAGGTACAGCCATTAGGCGACCTGCGGACGATCAATCCCAAGCAACTGGCGGATCATTCCGTTCAGACCCATAACTGGAGTTACGCCCATGTTTTGGAATGAAGCGTATTGATCTACCGATCCGCGTTGGCGGTACAGCGCGCCACCGTACATCTGGGTTCCGAGGAATACATCTTGCGAAGGGACAGTCGTTAAAGAGTCCACATAGCCTGCTTCCATTCGGCGTCTCCAGCAGAATTGTGAAGCTGCACTGGCGCACACTGTTAGGAACGCGGCGTCAGCTGCGGTCGCTGTGCCAATGCCTAGCCAGTCCTCGATGTTGGCTGCCGTGACCCAAGTGCAAGTCTGGGTAATAGTTAGCGTGCCTGTGGCAGCAGTGCGAGCAACATCGCTAGCGGTCTTTGCAAAAAGCACTTGATTAGCGATTGGGTAATTGACATCGTAAAGAAGATCGCCCTCGGTATCTATGCCGACATAGAGGTACTGCGGTAATGCGCGGACTGTGTAAGTTCCGTTAAAGGTTGCATCTACCCCGGCAATGACGACACTTGCGCCGAGTTCAATTTCTGCATCGGTAAGAAGTTGAACTACGGCGTAGTTGTCTATGAGATATTTTTGGGTAACGCTGTAAACAGCCATGAGCGGTAGCCCCGCTCTCGACTAAGCCTGAGTGATCTTGCGGATCATTCCACCGATTGCAGCAAAGGTTGAGACATAGCCATGAAAGCTCATGGTTTTGCCCAGCGTGCTAGGCGTGTCAACGCTCAACAGGCCCTGAATGCTTTCGTAGAACTCGTAAGCATCGCCTTGGCCTTGACCTACGCGAGTGATAATCATGGTCTTGTCAGCAAAGTTGCTGTCTACTACCAACTGCAAGCCGAGTGGCGTGCCGTTCCATGATGTTGCGCTTCCGCCGCCAAGTGCGTTCTGGCCTGTGAGACCTGCACCGATGAATGGGAAGATTGGGCGGTTGGTTGTGTCTACAAGCTGACCAAGTTGCGACCAAACATCAACCGAGACGAACATGTGTGTCGGCATCCAGTTGCGGTTGGTTGAAACATCTTTTGCCGAGTCATAGATTGACTTGAGCAAGTCTGCGACTGTTCCGTCCCAAACGCCTGATGAGTTTGCTGCACTAAGCAAGTCGTCCGCTGCTTTGTTGTCAGATGCGATCATGTATTCGCCCATTAGGTCATTCAAAATAAGCGACATGGCTTCTGGGCTAGTAAACGAAATGTCTTGAGCGCTCAAACTCACTTGTCCAGCAAGTGTGGTTTTTGTGACCGAGTTTGCGGCAATGACCATTGTGGTCGCTGACACTGCAGAAAGTTCGGTTGATTGTGCAGCGACGCTTGTGTGTGTCGTGATTGTTGGACGCGTGAAAGTCTTTGAGCGACCGTTGTCAGGATAAGCGCGAGCGCCTACAGCTTCTACCGTCGGGCGCAAGAAGTTCAGATCTTGCACCAATGGCCCGAGCACTGGAACAGGCAAGAGGCCTGGGGTGTCCGAGGTAAGGACATCTCCTGCAGCTGCTTGAAGTGATGTGCGCTGTGATGCGGAGAACTCTGCTACTGCTTTGTTCATGTTTTGGAAAGTGTCGCCGCCGATGTGGTAGGCAGCCATAAACTCGCCAGCTGTTGGCAACTTAAACTCACGCTTTGGTTGTGCTGGAATTGGTGCAGTTGGAATAGTTGCTTCGACTGCTGGGACTGTTGGCTCTGACATGGGTTCGTTCTCCTGTGTAGGTTCTGTTTCTATAATACTTATTTCTTCGTCTTCGTGGTGGATACTCGCTGCGATGTCTGTGATCATGGCTCCAGCAAATGCAGGAACTGGCACCATAGACAACTCAATCCAGTCGGCTGCTAACACTGTTAGCGATCCGTCTTTGTTTGCTCGAGTCTTGGTTGGGTTTACTCCGACCGATACCGAGTCCAGTACGCCGTCTAGGGCGAGCTGTAGGGCTTCGTCTCCTGCGGCGGTCTTGCTGATCTTGGCACTAAACAGCATGCCTTCTGGAGTGTCTACGCGCTCGGTGACAATTCCAATGGCCTGATTGCTGTCGTGGTTCATGTAAAGGCGCGGCGCTTTGCCTTCGATCGGAAGGCTGCCCTGCTCAAAAATGACTTCGGTTCCGTCGGCGACTGTTGCCGCTACTCCGTAAGGAACTGCGATTCCTGTGATAGTTCGTGAAGGTGTGCCGTCGCCTGCGGCTGCATCAATGCTGACGGACGGTGCTGTAAATCTGATCATTAGTTTGCGATCTCCTCTTGAGTGTTTTCTGATTCTGGCATTTCCATTTTGTCTGCTAAGTAGTTTTCTTCTAAATACGATTCGTAGTCAAAGGCAACAAAGGTTCCGTTAGGCAAAACATTATTCATTGACAATGTTTCTGCTATTGCATCTGCGTACAGCTTTACTCCAAAAAATAGCAAGTCCATGCGCGCCTGTTGCGATGACTGATATGAATACGATCCTGTAGATACTCCGATCAAGTATGGCGGAACATTGCCAATACGACCGCCAGTTTCTAACGCGCTGTAGTTAGCGGACTCGATGAGAAGCATCTTGTCTGGACTCATCGTCGTGGGTTCGTATGTGAGGAATTCGTTAAGGGCCGCAGTCTGATTAGTTGCTCGAGCAGTGTTAAACGCTGCAGCTAGATCAGCCAATTCTTGCGCGCTTAAAGGCTCACCGCCAGTCTGACGAAGCACCCCGGCAGGAATGGAGCTGCTCGCGTTTCTTGCCCTCGCGTCTTGAATCTTAATTGCTGTTTCGATTGCGGCTTGTGATGAATAGACCATGCCTTGAGTTGGCGACAAAAATTGCACAAGGTTTGCAGGGTCTATTTGTCCGCCTTGAAAATAAACTTCTTTGGAAGGTGCGAACCAGACAGGACCTGCCATGTCGGTAGTGGTGACTGATCCCGCTGGGAGCCTTGAGAAACTCGCGGGATAACCGTCAGCGGTGCGCGATGTGATGTACCAGAAAGCGCGCCCATAGAAGTAGAGGTCATCAAATGTCCAACTCATGAGAAAATTGAAGGGAACGGTTGGATCGGGGCGACGCAGCCAAGATCGGGGGGCGATATAGACGCGTTCCATTTCTTCGCCGTTCCACATTTCGTTATACATCTGTAATGGCATGCAACCAATGACAGACGCAAGCAAGTCTCTACTTCTTGAAATTGCAGGGATCGAGATTGCTGCCGCGCGAAGTTGGCCCTCTCGATAGGTGTAATACTGACCGATCATATTTGCGCCGACATTGCTTGAGTTATACCCGGGGTTCATCGCTCCAGCTGCAGCGGCTTTGGCAGGCGCGGGACTGATAGCAGCCTTGTTTACTTTGCGATCAAAGATTCCCATAGCACAAGATTACACATTGCGCTCGGATTGTGGTGGCACTCGCCCAGTCAGTTGCGGTATCCCGACGACAGGCAAGCAAGCGGACGAGTGCCAAGAAGATGTTACTGATTGACAGTGACGAGTATTGGCTTCTGGGAGTTTGCTGGTCGTGCAGCTGCCGCCGCTCCCCATATCATCGTGCGACAAAGCTCAATCGGGCCAGCCGACTTCTGCGATGACACTGCGATCGAGCCTTGAGTCCTGACCATGACCGCGCGACAAACATGCTCGGCAAGCATGGCTTCCCCAGTGTGAACTAGGCGACCTTCGCTAATCATGTTTCTTACTATGGGGGTGTATTGCAGAATCTCTTTGTAGCCCATTACGACGCGCCGACGCTCAAAGACAGGCGGACAGTGTGCGTCAATGGTAGGCGAGAAGATGAACTTAATTGCAGGATCAGCCGCCGCCAATGCTCCGACATGAGCCCACAATTCTTTAGCAGTTTCGGCGGTAAAGGCAACCGAGACACAAGTACGACCGTCGCCAAGCGCGACCGACTTGGTAGCGAAGTAGCGCGACTCATCCATAGACGCTTCTACCGAAATGACGCCGCCAGAAGGGATAGGGCCGTGGTACTCAAGGTCAGGCCATAGGTGGGTCTGAATCCAAGACTGGGTTGAAGCGATCCACATGTTGAGCGATGAGCGCAAGAAGTTTGATCGGTCAGGGTCTTGGGATTCGGCGCGCAAAGTGTCAAGGGTCAAAGTGTGTCCGAGGGCTGGGTTGCCCCACGACCAAGAAGATTCCAACATTGGATCCACTGTGGGCGGTGGGCTGAATTCGCAGAAGTAGAAGTTGGAAGGGTTGTTTGTGTCAATAAGTCGCAGTGCGTTTTCTCGATGCCTAATAAATAATGCGCTGGACTCGGTGCCAGCTGTGCTGAACATTGCTAGATGAGGAGACCTGCGGACGCGCTGGGTTGGAGCAAGACCAGCCATTGTGATTTCGGAGATGTCAAAGATCTCATCCGCGCAAATTAGATCTACCGACATTCCGTGACCGATTGAAGGGTTTGCCGCGCGCACATACCAGCGAGATCCGTCTGGCATTGTCGCCGAGTTACGACCGAAAGACTTCATGATCTTTGCGCCGTAACGGTCTTGAAGGATTGGTGCGATCTCATCAAAGAGCAGACAGGCAAGACTCAAAGTGTGAGCTGTAGATAAGACGGTCTGCTTCGTGCCCCGGATCTTCGGCATCTCAATCAACCAAAATAATATGAGGCATTGGATGAGAAGTGTCTTCCCATTTTGTCGAGCCACCGAGCAAAGTGAAGATCTGTGCACAAGATCATCTTGTCCGTCTGGAGCATGGGTGAATCCCAAGGCGCGCTCAAGATAATGGAGTTGCCAAGGCATGAGCTGCACATGAAGTAGTTCAGAAGCCATGTCCCCCACAAGTCCAGCCCACGATCCGTCACAGTCTGGAACGATCGTCTCGAGTCTTGGCTGGTCGTGGCTGATCACCGCTGGTTCAGGCTGGTCAAGGCTAGTTGGGAGAGATACAAGCA